TGTCGGTCGTCGCGGTAGGCGATGCCCGTGAGCGCATCGCAGATAGCCCGAGCGAGTTTGTCGGCGTCGGCGTACCGCGGTCGGGTCGGCATTCCCGTGCGGAGCGTGCCGCGGGCTGTGAGGTGCGACCGCGGGCGCACCCACCGCACCACGATGTGCAGTTCGACATCGCCCTGCAGCATCGGCACCCCTGCGGCGAGCGCGGCGGCGGACACGGCATCGCGCCACGGGCGCAGGCGTCGGCTCGCGTCGATCATCAAAGTGCGTCCGTGCGGGCGGACGAGCCGCTTGCTGCCCTGCGGGGCGGCGATGCCCTCGGCGAAGAACTGCGCCTTCACACGACCCCCGCGTGCCGCCGCCCGCGGACGATCAGGCAGATGCAGGCAGGCGACACGCCGAAGCGGATCGCTATCGCCTTCTGCGGCGTGCCCGCCGCATGCATGGCGCGGATCTCCCGAACCTCAGTCGGTCTCATGTTCCGACGCTTGCGGGGTGGTGGCGGGGGCTGCAGCATCGGTTGACAGTCTACCGCCGTGCGCCTCGCGACGATCCCGCGCCACGGCGATTTCGTCCGCGGCTCGCATCAGGAGCGAGAGGGGCACACGCACATCGGGGCTGCGCATGCCCCCTCGGCGCTCCTCGCCTGCGGCGATGATGCCGCGCAGCAGAAGCAGGGTGTCCATGTCGTCAAGGGTGCCCATTCGGTCGTGCCCTCCGAGGTCGCGTGACAGCAGGTCGAGGTTGAGCAGGGTGATGCCCATGCGGACGATGTCAGCCTTGCTGACATGGCGGTGCCACGCCGCCCCGTAGCGCCTTGACAGGCTGCGGAGGGCGGCGTGGCTTCCGCCGTCTATGCGGACGGTGCGGGAGTCCCGTCGGGGCTGTCGGGGGTCAAGCGCCACACGCGGATGATACGGGCGTGCGTCGAGACCCGACGGCTGTTTCGGATCCCGACGAAGTGCCATCGGAACCCGCTCGGCGGCGACTTGAACACGCTGCCTGCCGCGTTCTGCAGCAGGTCGTAGTCGTGCCCGTCCTGCAGCATCCGCTCGGCGACCATGTCGCTGTCAACCTCGGCGTGCTGTCGGGCGAGCGACACGGCGACCTGCTGCGCGATGGCGAGCAGGGCGCGTCGGGCGTCGGCGGCGCGGCTCATGCCCTCCTCGCGCCGCCGTTCCGCCTCGGCGAGGTCAAACAGCGTCATGGGCTTCCTCCGTGCGCTTGCGCTTGATGTTGACGGCGATGGGCGCCCGCACGACGACGCGGCTGCGCACGCCCGAGATCGGCTCGGTCTTGATCTCGACCAATCCGTCCGAGGTATGCAGGAGCAGCGTGTCCCGACCCGTGCGCAGCGACACGACGACGCATCCGATCTTGGGGTCATCCATTGGAGGCATCTCCACTCGCGGCGGTGAGGATGAACGCGCCGACGGCGTTCGCGAACTGCAGCGCCACGGTCGAGAGCGTGTCGCCCTCGCGCTGCGATGTCCACGACTCAAGCAGCACCGAGTCGTCGGGGAACGCGTCATCGACCACGATGCAGGCGACGGCGTAGGCGGCGCTGCGCGTGCCGTTGTCCTCGTCGGTGTGGATGTGCAGGTGGGGCATCGTCGCGAAGACGCGCACGGTGCCCGACCCCTGCGGATCCCGCTCCATCTCGTCGCGCACGAACTGCGGGAGGGTGTCCCCGAGCGCGGAGACCGTGGGATGCGTGAACCTGTTCTGATGTTGAATGCTCATGTCACTCTCCTTCTACGCGCTCATGCGCGTGGTTGAATGCGCCGCGGCGGGTTCCCCCGCCGCGGCGCGTCGGGGTCAGCGGAACGCCTTGCGCACGGCGATCTCGTCCACGATGCGCACGCGGGTCACGCGGTGCGCGTCGAGCACGATGCCGCGCCGCTTGTGCGCGTCGTCGCAGCGGGTCAGCCCGAGTTGATTGTCGCTGAACCAACTGCCCTGCACGACCATCCAATGCTGCGCGGCGGCGACGAGGTACGCGGCGTTCGGATCCCGCGTGCGGTCGTCGCAGACCTTCGCGAACGACTTGCCGTCCCACTTGCGCTCGCGTTCGATGTCGAAGCCGAGCACGCGGAGCACATGCGCGACCTCCCACAGGTAGGTGCCGCGCACATTCGCGATGTCGCGGGCGCGGATCTCGCCGACAGGCGCGTAGCGGTTGCGGGCGATGATCAGCGCGGGGAGGTCGGTCGTGCATCCCGTGAGGGCGCTGACCGCGTTCGCGCCGCACCACTTGTTCGGCTTCTTGCCGTGGCGCGGTGCGGTGATCGTGCGCGAGCGGGCAGGCGAATCCGCGGGCACGCGTTCGATGGTTCCGATGTCGTAGATGCTCATGTCCTTGTCCTCAACCCCGAACCGCGGGGGACGGCGCCGAGCGGCATGCTCGACGGGTGGATCTTACCCTCGTTGCGCGCAGGGTGCAACCCCTCGGCGCGGAAATCCCGAGATTTTGTCGGGGGCGGTCGCATCGCCCCCGACCCCTCTCAGGCGGCGAACATCGCCTTGAACTTCGCTTCGGGGGTGAACTTGCCGCCGACATAGATGCGGGCGGGGAACTGCGCGAACCACGAACCGCGGCTCGACATCTTGTAGACGATCTGCTGATCGATGCGGATGGAATCCGAGACGCCCGCCTTCGTGACGGTCAGGCAGTACGAGCCGACGCCGCTGTAGTGCAGGGTCGCCGACTCGACCTCGCCCAACTTGCACACCAACTTCTTGTACCACGCGAGGCAGGTCGCCTCGGCTTCAGCCTGCGCGGCGGCTTCGACTTCCGCCATGTCGATCTCGTTGCTGTAAACCGTGTTGTTGGACGAGGTCGGGTCGTGAACGACCGCCGCGAACTGCGCAAGGTCGCCCTCGGTGCGGTTCCAACGACGGGCGCGGTCGTTCCAATCGAAGCCCCAACCGCTGACCGTCAGCGAATCCATCTCCCGCGTCTCGCGGTTGTACACGCGGACGGTGCGGGTGACCGCGAGGCGAGCCGCGGTGCGGTTGTATTCGGAGACGATGCGCTCCACGATGCTCGCCTTGACGGTATCGAAGCGGGTGAGGAGGGCGGTCGCGAGGACGGTGGTCGGGAGGGTCTTCATTGCAGGCTCCTGTTCGGGTTTGGTGCCGAGCGACATGCTCGACACGGGTACAATACCCTTGATCGGCGCAGGGTGCAACCCCTCTGCACGAAATTCCGAGATTTTGTTCCGCCCAATTGCAAGCCTGCCCGAGCGTGCTAGCATCGATGCATCTTTTCCCCCATGCGGCGCCCCGCGGACTCTCCGCGGGGCGTTGTTTCTGAATAGACCCCCGCCCCGCGTCATCGCGCATGCGAGAGCGGGGCGGGGGGAACAAGGACGGGGGGTAAACGACTACCGCCTCGGCGCGGTTGACCCATGCTAACCGAGGCGGTAGGATGCTTCCGCGGTCAGCCCAATCTTGCTGAAACAAGCCGACCGCGACAACCGAGGTGAGCGCAGGATATCACCGTCCAAGGGAATTGACAAGCCGATCCGTCGGCATCTTGCAGCACTCGCGGAGGCTCCGTATCCGCATGGGCGCGGCGTTCTCGCCGCCCAAGCCGCGGGGACTGACCCTACCCCGCGCCGAGCCTTGCGCTCGCGCTCCTGCATCGTGGTAGCGGACTGCCCGTCGAAATGGTGAAAACGATGCCGATGGGAAACCTCGCAGCGGCTCCGTGCGGCTGACCGTTCCCGTGACCTCTGCAAAGGGGTCATGGTATTCCTGCCGCCCACCATGCAACTGCAAGCCGCCCCGAAGGGGCGCCGAGTGCGCGGAGCGCAACTGTCCGAAGGGAATTCGGGCTTGTTGTTGCCCGCGGGGGCGCGACCCCCCTCTAGGGGTCGAGCGCCCTCCGCGACGGATGGCGTGTCGAAATCTCAAAATCCGACCTGCAGGGCTTGCACCATGCACGAACGATGGGTAAGGTGACGGCATGAGCACCTTCGCATGGTCGAGATACGCAAAGCGCGCAACGCAGTCGAGCGACCCCGACACCTACTACACGCTGTCGAAGGACGGCGTGCCGTTCGGATGGGTGACCGCCGAGTGGAACTCGGTGGACAACCGCGGCACCAAGCAGGCGTCGTACACCTACACGGTGCGGTCGTGGATCGTTGAGAGCCGCGACGACACCCCCGACATGTCGTTCGATGTCGCACGCTACGGCAGCGTGCAACTCGCGCTCAAGGCGGCGAAGGAGGAACTCGCCCGACGCGCCATGAAAAAGTGAGAATTCCGCTCAAGCCGCTTGCACCCCTTGCCGATAGAGGGTACAGTCCTCGCGTCAGGCATGTCGCCCGACCAAACCAAGGAGCAAGCAATGCAGAACAGCACCGTCGAGTTCGTCAAGATCCGCGCCCCCAAGGGTTACGCCGCCAAGCATGTTTGGGCGATCATGCAGGACACTCGTCAGTTCGGCGAGATCGTCCCCGAACTCGGTGGAATCAACGACTCCGAGGGCATCGTCGGCTACACCGTCTACAGCGCCGACGGCGCCAAGTACTACTCGCTCTGCAAGTCGAATCGCTGCGGGCAGCGCGTCAGCCGCGCTCAAGCGTTGAACGCCTGCAAGCAGGCTGCGCGCAACATGGTGCGGTGGTCAACCGAGGACATCGCGACGGCGTGAATGCCCGTTTGAGGAAAATCGCGGATTTCCTTCTCGAAGGGTTGCACCCTTCGGGAATCAAGGGTACAGTTCCCGCGTCAGGCATGTCGCCCGACCAAACCAAGGAGCAAGTCATGCAGAACACGATCACCACGACCTTCACCTTCGCCTACGACATGGACTGCAAGAAGCACGGCATCGCGTGCGATTTCCGCGAGCAGGAGCGGTGGAGCGTCGAGTACTACGCGAAGAACGGTCGCGCCGCGGGGCTGCGCGCCTTCGCCGCCTCGCTCCTGCGTCAGCAGGGACGGTGGTCGGAGAAGCAGCGCGTGTACGCCGCGAAGATGTACCGAAACGCAAACCACGCGTTCCACCTGCACCTCGCCGAGTCGTGCTACAACGCGAGCGTCGAGAAGTTCATCGCGCAGGTCGGTCGCGATGCGGCGCTCGCCCACGCGAAGTCGCTCGCCGAGCGCGCCGACGCGATTGAGCGCGGCGTCTACGAGGCGCAGGATCGCGCCGACTCGTTCGACCGTTACTCCGCGTCGGTTCACAACTCGCGCCTCAACGGCGCGGCGAGCCTGCGCGAGCGCGCCACGCGCATCGCGAGGATCGCGGGCTGAAGCGAATGACGCGCCGCCGCAGGGATTGACACCTGCGGCGGCGATGGGTAGAGTGCAACCGTCGGGCATGCCGTCCGACCAAACCAAGGAGCAAGCAATGCAGACATCGGATCAGATCGGAACCATCGTCGCCGCCATCGCAAAGGCGCAGTTGGAGGTTCGCAACCCGACCCTCGACAAGGCGCACCCGCACTTCAAGGGCTTCCGCTACGCGAGCCTCGGCGCGCACCTCGACGCCATCCGCGAGCCGTTCGCCCGCAACGGGCTGATCGTGACGCAGGGCGTGACGAGCAGCGAGAATCAGGTCGGCGTCACCACCATGATCGCGCACAGCAGCGGCGAGTGGATGCGCTCGACCGTGGCGATGTCGCTGCCCGAGCGCGCCACCGCGCAGAACCTCGGGGCAATCGTGACCTACCTGCGGCGCTACGCAATCGCGAGCATCGCGATGCTGACGGGCGACGACGACACCGACGCCGACGAGGATCGCGAGGCGCGTCAGCCGCAGCGCCCCGCCCCCGCGCCAAAGCCCGCCGAGCGGGAGGCGATCTTCTCCACGCAGCCGATCAACGCCGCGCCGCGCAAGGAGCAGCCGATGGCGTGGGATCCCGATGGCACCGAGATCGTGACCATGCGCAAGGTCGTTGAGCGCCCGCAGGGTGCCGTCGCCGTGCTCTGCGAGCACCCGCGCTGCGGCAACGCGTGGGTGCAGTTCGGGGCTGAACTCGCGGCGTCCGCCGTCGCCGAGAAGCGCATCGAACTGACTTGGGAGTTCAACGAGCGCGGAGGCTACATGCGCGCCGTCGAGGTGCGTGCCGCGCCCCGCCTGCAGGATGCGCTCGGAGGTGGCAAGTGAGCCTCTACGCGATCACCGAGGAACTGACGCGGCTCGCCGACGCCGCCGAGCGCGCAGGCTGCGACTCGGAGGAGTTCGCCGCCGCCCTCGCCGAGCACACCGCCCTGCTCGCCGAGGCGTTCGACGCCAAGGCGGACGACTACGCCGCCCTGATCCGCACCTGCGAGGTGCGCGCCGCCGCCCGACGGGAGGAGGCGAAGCGGTTCGACCTGCTGTCGAAGGCGGACGCCGCCCTCGCCGAGCGCCTGCGGCTCGCCCTCATGTCCGCCATGCAGCGGACGGGGCGCACCTCGGTGCAGACCGCTCGGTTCGCGCTCGCGGTCAGGTCGAACGGTGGCAAGGTGCCGCTCCTGATCGATGACGACGCCGCGGTGCCGCCCGAGTACCGCATCCCCGTCTACGAGGAGCGGATCGACAAGGACGCGATCCGAGCCGCCCTAGAGGCGAACAAGACCGTCGCGGGCGCCCGCCTCGGCGAGCGTGGCACGCGCATCGACATCAAGTAGCGCGGGGGCTGCACCCTGTCCCTGCACGATCCCCCGCGGGCGGTCGAATCGCCCGCGGGGGCTTCCCGAACCCGCGGCTAGAAAATCTCGGAATTCCGTTCAAGGGACTTGCACCATGCGCCGATAGAGGGTAGAGTACCCGCGTCGAGCATGTCGCTCGGCACACAAAGGAGCAAGTCATGCAGAACAACCACGCCGAAATCATCGCCCGCGTCCACAAGCACTTCGACGGCATCAAGAACGCCAACAGCCGCGCAAGCATCTGCTGGCACTCCTCGCGGGCGGCGAACATGATCAAGCGCGAGTTCTACTACTGCGGTCTGTACTGCACCGACAGCATCGGTCGCGAACTGCTCGCGCAGAACAGCGTCCTGCTCCGCGCCGCGTTCGACCGCCTGTACGCCCGCGGTCTCTGAAGCAAGAATGTCCCCCACACGCCCGCGCCGCGGAAACGCGCTTCGGGCGATTCAGTCGAGCATGCCGCTCGACCCAACCGAACAGGAGCATGCCATGAAGGACAGCCGCGTCAACGAACTCTTCCCCCGCGATCACCGCGCCGCCTCGGGCTACGCGTGCCCGATGCACATCCTCGCGCTCAACGCCGCGCAGAACATCCGCGACATCCGCTACTACGCGGACAGGATCGCCCGCACCCGCGCTAGCGAGTACAACGACGAGACGCTCGTCCATTGGGCGATGAAGGGCGCGCAGAATGCGCGTGAGATCATCAAGTGCCTCGCCATCGTTGACCACGACAGCAAGCGCGTGCGCATGCTTGAGCGTTCGCTGAAGGCGACCCTGCAGTCGTTCCACATCACCTGCCGCAAGCACGGCGTCGATGCGACGAAGGGCGGCAAGTGAGCGACCCCCGATACGACCTGCGCGTCGGTGACTGCATCGACGGCATGCGGTCTCTGCCCGACAACACCGTGAACACCTGCATCACCTCCCCCCCGTACTACGGGCTTCGGGACTACGGGTGCGGCGGGCAGATCGGGCTAGAGGACACGCCCGAGGAGTTCGTGCAGCGCCTCGTCGGCGTGTTCCGCGAGGTGCGGCGCGTCCTGCGCGGCGACGGCACGCTGTGGCTGAACCTCGGCGACACCTACTCGTCGGGCGGGCGCGGCGGCGGTGCCGAGGGCAGCATGCAAGCCGCCAACCTCGGCTCGGTCACGGGCGAGGTCTTCAAGCCGTGGAAGGTGCAGGGCTACCGAGAGAAGAACCTGCTCGGCATCCCGTGGCAGGTCGCGTTCGCCCTGCAGGCGGACGGGTGGTATCTGCGGCAAGACATCATTTGGTCGAAGCCGAACCCCATGCCCGAGTCGGTCACCGACCGATGCACCAAGGCGCACGAATACCTGTTCCTGCTCTCCAAGTCCGCGCACTACCACTACGACCATGAGGCGATCAAGGAACCCGCGCAGAATTGGGGAACCCGAGACCGCTCCGAGATGCGCGACGGGACGACCGACCCGCTCCTCAAGCACCACGGGCTGCAGGGCAAGGAGTGGGAGGAGAACCCCATGCGCAACAAGCGGAGCGTGTGGACGGTCAATCCAAAACCGTACCACGCCGCGCATTTCGCCACCTTCCCGACCGAACTGATCGTACCATGCGTCCTCGCGGGGTGCCCTCGGGGTGGCACCGTGCTCGACCCGTTCGCGGGTTCGGGCACAACCGCGGTCGTCGCGCTGCAGAACGGATGCAGGTTCGTCGGCATGGAGATCAACCCCAAGTACGCGGCAATCGCACACGCACGGATCGCCTCGGAGGCGCACCCGATCCTGTGGGAGACGCTGCAATGAACCAAGGAGATGACATGATCAAGATCGCTGAACCGTCGGATTGGAAGGACGCCATGCGCACGCGGCTCAAGGCTGAGGGGCGCTCCCACTACTCGTTCGTGCGGGAGTGCGCCGAGCGCAGCATCTGCACGCAGAACACCGCCGAATGCCTGCTCGCGGCTCCCGACACCGTCACGGGGCAGCGCGAGCCGTCGTTCCGCGTGGCGCTGCAGATGGCGGCGCTCGCGGGCTACGAGATCGTCCTGATGCCGAAGAGGGGGAAGCGATGAGCGACGACATCGTGGCGCGCCTGCGCCGCTCGACTTGGCGCGACTGCATCGAAGCCGCCGACGAGATCGAACGGATTCGCGCCGAGCGCGATGTGGCGCGGCGGGAGGTGTGCGCACGGTTCGCGCTGATCTACAGCATGACGGTGCAGGAGGTCGAGAAACTCCGAGGGTGGGATTGCTTCCCGAAGCCCAAGCCCCACACCTGCGGGCTGTGCGGCTGCGAGTGCGAACCCGTCAACGACAAGGGTGACTGCAGGATGTGCGAAAGGGCGCAGTATGGCTCGTAAGCCGCTACCCGTGCTCCTGCAGCAGGACATCGTCCCGCAACTGCGGGCGGCGACCGATTGCGATTGGGTCGGTCGGTTCCCGCTGCCGATGCGCGACCTGACCGAGCGGGCGGCGGACGAGATCGAACGGCTGCGAGCCGCCCTGCAGCAGATCGCGGAGAACCGAGACGAGCCGTATGCCGCGGACACCGCCCGAGACACCCTCCGCGATCCACGAAATTCGCGACCGCGGAACTTGGAACCGTAGACCCGTGATACGCTTCCCGCATGAACAGTCAGAACCCAACCAACTCAGGGGGGGTGAAGGGGGGCGCACCGAAGGAATGGCGAGACCGCCTCTCGGATCGGCAACACCTGCGGATCCTTGAGAGCATCGTCTACGACGGGTGGCAGGTGCCCGCCGACACCTTCGCGACCGTGCCCAAGGCGCTGCTCGACATCGCACAGGACTCGCTGCAGAGCACCCGCGACCGCATCAGGGCGACCGAGGCGCTCGCCCACCTGATCCAACACAGGGCGGAACTCGCCATTCAGTTCGACCGCATCCTGCGCCTCGACGCGGGGCAGGCGACCGACCGCGTGCAGGTGCTTGACAGCCTGACCGACGCGCAGATGCGAGCCGTCGCGCAATCCATCGTCAGTTCCCCGAGCGTGCCGATTGACACACCTAAGCCCCGACGCAGCCGTACAAGCCGCCCGTGAGAACCCCGCGGCGTTCATCGCGCTCTTCCTCGCCAAGCCCGTGAGCGGGCTGCAGCGCGACCTGCTGTCGCACGCGCTCGCCCATGCGTCGTGGTACGCGGAACTCCCCCGCGGTCACGCAAAGACCTCCACCCTGTCGTTCCTGACGGCATGGTGGCTCGGCGTCCGACCCGAAACGCGGTTCAAGATCGTCTCTCAGAACGACGAGTCGGCGGCAGGCACCACCCGATTCATCCGAGAGGTGCTCCGCAACCCCCTCTTCTCGGCGGTGTTTCCCGATGTCACCCTGAAGGAGGGCGAGGACACCATCACGGCGTTCAGCGTCCACGCCCGCGGCATGCCCGCCCGACGCGACCCCTCGGTGCAGGGGTCGGGCGTCTTCGGGCGCACGGGCGGTCGCGCCGATGTTATTTGGCTAGACGACATCTGCGACCTGCGGAACGCCGTCCTGCAGCCCTCGCTGCGGGCGCAGGTCAAGGAGGCGGTCGCGAACATTTGGATGCCGATGCTCGACCCGTCGGCGAACCACCCCTCCCGCACATGGCGGACGGCGACCCCGTTCCACACCGACGACATCACCGCCGACTGGAGGCGGACGCACGATGAGGACAACACCCTCCTGCGGCGTCCGTGCCGCGGCGATCAGTCCCCGTGGGGCGAGGTGTTCACCCCGTCGATCCTGCGGGCGAAGCGCGCCGAGATGGGCGCGATGGCGTTCGCCCGAGCCTACGAACTCGTCCCGCTGTCAAGCGACCTGCTCGTCTTCCGCCCCGAGTGGGTGGCGCACTACCCCGTCGGCAGCGTCCCCAAACTGACGCGGACGGTTGCGGCTATCGATTGGGGATACGGCAGGAAGGCGCAGGAGCGCGACGACCCCGACTACAGCGTCTGCATCGTCGGCGAGATTGACAGCGCCCGCCGTCTGTTCCTGACCGACATCCTGCGGGTGAGGGAATCGTTCCCGAACTTCGCCGCGCAGGCTGCGGCGCTCTGTGCCCGACGCGGCGTGTCGGCGGTGCTCGCCGAGGCGAACGGACCGCAGAAGGGCATATTCGATCAGTTTCAGACGATGACCTCGCAGCCGATGATCCCGATGGAGCGGATCACCGACAAGCACCTGCGAGCCGCAGGCGCGCAGCCGTTCGTGGAGGGCGGCAAACTCCTGTTCCCGACCGACGAGGCGGGACGCGTCCTTCCCGCGTTTCAGACCGTGCTTGACGAGATGCTCGCGTTCCCCGCGGGCGCGCACGACGATACGGTCGATGTCGTGGTCGATCTCTGCGCCGAGGCGGTGCGCGGCTCGCTGTCAATCGGCGACACCAATGTCAAGCGGATTGAGAAGCCCGACGCAATCGGACGCCTGTTCAAGGCGACAGCCCCTCGCAAACCGTTCTTCGGGTGATACGATGGGAGCATGGCGATCCCGCGTGATTACGATCTACCCGTGACCGAATCGGAGTACGCGGCTCTCGTTGCCCGCGACACGGTCACGCGGCACATCACGCAAACCGCGATGTATCAGATCACCCCGCAGGATGACGCGCTCCGAAAGCGGGGCGATGACGCATTCCGAATCGCTCGCGAGCGGATGGACGCGTGGCATCGGTTGTGGGAGCAGGCGACTACGCCCGAGGCGAAAGCCGCCGTCGAGGCACAGGCGGCGAAGGAAGAGGCGCGGATGCGAAAGTACCGCGTCAGCGTTGCCAAGATTCGGAAGGCGAACCATTCCCGCACCCGCTTCGCGGTCGCCGACCTCGACCTGACCCCGACCGACGCGATGGCGCGCAACGCAGCCCGAGGGCTTGAACTGCGCGAGAAGCACGGCAGGGGCGGCACGGCGGTCGGCGTGGCACGCGCCCGCGACATCAAGAACAAGGCGAACCTCTCGCCCGAGACCGTCAAGCGCATGCACTCGTTCTTCTCCCGCCACGAAGGCAATCAGGCGGGCGGCGAGGACGACGCAGGCTACATCGCGTGGCTGCTGTGGGGCGGTGACTCGGGCAAGTCGTGGGCGGCGCGCAAGGTCGAGCAGATCGACAAGGCAAAGAACGCCCGCTTTGCAAGCATCGACAGGGCGCAGGCGGTCAAGGATGCGAAAGCAGCAATCAATCGCGCAGATCGCGAATTGAAGAGACTTCGCAACTTGCTGCAACGCGCTCGGAAATCCGAACTGGAAGGCGATCCCTCTTCTAGCACGCAAGCGGTCGAAAGCCGCATCGAAAAACTAGAGGAACAGTTCCTTGCGATTCAAAGGTTGGTGGCGCAGGGAACCGCATCGCGAACCGACTGGTGGGAGGCGTTGCAGGACGCGACGAAGCATCTTGCATCCGAACTCAAGATGCGATTCTCCCACAACATCGCGCTCCCCAAGGGCAAGCGGCGGCTCAACATTGACGAGGCGTCCGCCGCGCTCGCGCAGATGGGCTACCGCCTCGGCAATGTCCGCTACGACCCCGCCGCGGGCGGATCGGTCTACAAGGTCACGCAGCCGAACGGCTCGGTCGTTGACATGCCCGCGGCGAAACTCACCGATTTCATCTATCAGAAGGCGCAGCACATGAAGACAGGAACAAAGTCCACGCACGCCGCAACGCTCGTCGGCGCAGCGTACTACACGGAGCGTATCCTGAAGTCGCTCGGCTTCTACCCTGAGACGACCAAGTTCGATCAGGCTCGCGGTCTGTTGATTCTTGTGTTTCCCGAACCGCTCGTCGCAGCAAATGCCGCGAGCAAGTTGTCGCAGGAGTTCGCCAAACGGGGCAGCGGCATCAACAGGGTCAGCATCGACAGCGGCTCGGAGCAGCGCGGAAATGCTGTGGTCGGCGTCGTGACCATCCACCTGAACGATGTAGCCGCGAGGGGACTCAACTCCCGCACGGGCGCAAAGGCGGCGTTCACTTACGACCACGATCCCAACCGCGTTGCAGACAACATGACACCAGAACAGCGGGCACTTGCAGGGAAGTATCAGCGAGCCATGTACAAGTTGGCGGCGGCTGCTTCCTCGCTCGCATCCGACCTGCGCGGTATCTCTGACCTCGCCGAAAGGCACGCAGTTCAGATCACGCGAGATGGGGTGCTCCGCGAGTCGAAGCAGAACATGGACGAACTCCTTCGATCTGCGGAAAGCGCGTCCAAGTTGCTGAAGATCAAGTTGTCCCGCAACGGCGCAAAGGCTGCGTTTGGGTTGGAGCGGTCGATCAACATCATGCTTTCGGATGCAAAGATCCCCGACAGCGCATTCGATTGGAAAAATGGTTTCCTCATCGTAGACCCTGAGTACCACGACCGCATTGTTGAGGTTCTCAAGGGATACATTCCGTGGGAGTTGAAGAGCCTGCCCCGCATCCGCAAGGAGCAAATGTCCCGCACGGGCGCGAAGGCGGCGTTCAGCGTTGATTCTCGCATCGAAGTCCTGCGGCAGAAGGTGCAGACCTACATCGCCAAGGGCGGATCGTGGCAGGGACTCGACAAGCCCGAGGGTCTCGCGAAACTCGTCGGCGACATCATCAACGGGTCATTCCGTCCAACCGACACGGGCATGGACAATGTCGAGTCGCGGCTTCGCAAGTACCACGGCATGAACTTCTCCCGCAAGGGAACAAAGGCGTCGTTCGCGCTGACTTCGTGGGCAAAGAAGTTGTACGAAATCCTCAATGCTGCCCTCATCGATCTTGAAGCCGAGAACATCAGGCAGGCAAGGCAGAAGATCGCTATGGTGAAGGGTTGGCTGATCGACTACAGCGAGTCGGTCAGTTCTGGAGGGCGATTCTCCCGCACAGGCGCGAAGGCGGCGTTCGGCGTTTCCGTTTCGCAACTTGCGGACGAACTTCGCAAGGTGACGCGTGAGGCAACGCCGACCATGTGGCACACCTACGCAAACACTTGGCTTTCCTCCAAGAAACTCGTTGATGCGGAAACTGCGAAGTCGGCAAGCAGGGCATATGACATCGTGGAGAACGAAATGATGGGTCGCATGAAATCCCGCAACGGCGCGAAGTCCACACACGCCGCCGAGGTCATTCAGAAGTTGTCGGGCGGGTGGGTCATTGAGCGCGATGGCGGCGTGCTCTATCTCGCCAAGGGAGCCGAGGCGATTCCCGTGCCGAGCGTGGAGAAGGCAATCGAACTGCACAAGGCTTCGTCCGAGGGTCGTCTTGCGCGCCGCACGGGCGGGTTCATGTCCCGCACGGGCGCGAAGTCCACGCACGCCGCCGACAGCCTGCGCGACCTCGCCGTCAAGATGGGGTACGCCCCTGAGTCCGTCACCGTCGAGGGCGGGCGCGGCACCGTGAAGTTCGCGAAGCAGGACGGCAGCGCGGGTCGCCTCGCCGTCTCGCTCCGCAAGCCCCTCGTCGGTATCGTGCCGTCCGACCGCATCACGGTCGCCGACAACGCCGTCGTGATCGAATTCGGAGAGCCGCACGCATGAGCGGATTGCTGCAGGTCAGCGAACAGGTGTGGATCCCGATCCACGCCATCACCCGAGTCTCGCAGTTCGGGGATGTCGTGACCGTCACCACGATCTACGGCGTCGAGCACTTCCACGGCGAGGACGCGAAGCGCATCCTGCTGCAACTGAACCCGCTGCTCTGAGGAACGAATGGCGAAGAAGCCCGACACGAACCCACTCGGAAACGGGCTGACTCCCGACGAACGCCCGCGCAAGCCGCTGCCCGCTCCGATGGAGCGCGGCATCGGCGAGCCGTTGGCGACCTCCGTCGAGGTGCAGCGGTCGTTCTTCACGACCGCCGACAAGATGCTGCGCAACAGCAGCCTCGCGTACAGGCTGAACCCGCAGTATCAGCAGATGATGCGGGCGGACGCCGACATCGAAGGCGTCCTCCGCTCGCTGCAGGTGACGCTCGCGTCCCTTGAGTGGCAGGTCACCTGCACCGACGAGGAGAACGAGAAGGGCGTCGAGATGGCGCAGCGCATCAGCGACATCTTCTCGGCGATGCCGCGCCGCAGCGACTTCGTCCGCGCCATGCATGAGGCGGTGTGGTACGGCAACTCGGCGTGCAACCTCGTCTACGACCGCGACCCGCGGCTCGGCGTGAGGATCAAGGAGTGGTATCCGTTCCACCCCGACACGCTCGCCTACGACCAACGAGGCAACCTCGCGATGCGCGTCGGCGCGGCTTACGCGGCGAGCGGGGTCGCGTCCCTGAACATCGGCTTCGACGCTCAGGTTCACATCTTCGATGACCGCGAGCGCAGGAGCATCATCCTGCACCGCGTGTTCATCAACGCGCCCGACTTCAACGACCCGAACTCAAGCGAGTCGATCTACCGCGGCGTCGGCGCCCGAGATGTCTGTTGGTTCATGTGGCTCGCCAAGCAGGAGATTTTGCAGGACGCGATCACCTACGCCGAGCGTTACGCGATGGGCATCCGCGTCGGCTACTACCCGCTCGGGCAGGACGCGGGGCGCAACATGATGGAGCAGGTGCTTGCGAACCTGACCAACGACAACAGCGTCCTGCTGCCGCAGTCGGGCACCGAGAGGATCTACGACATCGACATCAAGGAGCCGAACGCAGGTCGCGCTCAGGTGTTCATGGAACTCGTCAATTGGTTCTCGGGGAAGATCAAGGAAGCGATCCTCGGGCAGAACCTCTCGTCCGAGGCGGCTGCGACGGGTCTCGGCTCGGGGGTCGCGAACCTCCACGCCGACACCCTGTCCCGCATCATCCGCTACCACGCCGACGCGCTCGCCGACAGCATGACGAACGACTTCGTCAAGGTCGTCGCGGACATGCTCGGCGCCGACGAGGAGACGATCTCCTGCCTGCGGTTTGAGTTCGCCCCCGAGCGTCCCGACCCGAAGGAGCGCCTTGAGGCGATTGAGAAGTTCGTCAGCATGGGCGGGCGCGTGTCCGAGTCCGAGGTGCGAGACCTCCTCGGTCTGTCGCAGCCCGACGAGGGCGAGCAGGTGCTTGGGATGTCCGCAACGGGCGTCGGCGCGCAGCCGCAGACCGCCGTCGGCAGTTGGCTGCAGCAGGACGCCGCGCAGCCGCCCGAGGGCGTCACGCCCGCTGAGGGCGCGCCGCGCACCTTCAGCAGGCGGTCGTGGTGGTAAACGACCTCTCGGTTGACCGCCTGCTCGCGAGGCTCCTCAAGGACGGCGACGAGGCGTACAGGGACGCCATCGCGTCGTCGGTCGAGGGCGTTGACCCCACCGAGGCGTGGCGGCGGTGGGAGGACGACACAGCCGCCCTGCTGCTGATCTCATGGGCGTCGGGCGCGCTCACGACCGTCCGAGCCGCAGGCGTCCCCGAGAGGGCGGTAGGCGAAGCCCCCATCTCTCGGTTTCAGAAGACGCCCGACTCGGTCTCCGTGCGGTTCCGCTCGGGCATCGCCCGCGAGGTCATCGAACGCTACATCCGCCTGCTTCCGATGACGCGGCAGCGGTGGGAGGAACTGATCTCCTACGCGTTCTCCGCGGCGTCGGAGATGCGCTCGGACGAGGCTGCAAACGCGCTAGAGCGCATTATGGAGCGCAGCCCCGACCTCGCTGCCCTGATCCGCGGGACGCCGTTCCCGACCCCCGAGGACGCGCCTGAGATCGTCCGCAAGCGCCGCGACCCCGCCGTGCAGGCGGCGGTGCAGGGGTCGTTCTTCGTGACGGGGCTGTCGCCGAAGCAGATCCTGCAGACCAAGAACCTGCTCGCCAAGACCATCCGCGGGGAGGTCACGCAGTCCGTCGCGGGCAAGCGGCTGCAGGAACTCGGCGTCGGCGACTTCGTGGAGCAGACCGTCCTGAAGACGGGCACCGACCTGACCGCCGCCCGCCTTGAGACGGTCTACCGCACCAACATCAACCGAGCGCAGTCGCAGGGGCGTCTCGACATCGTGCGGGAGCCGACGGTGCAGCGGTTCGTGCCGCTCATGCGGTTCCGCTCGACCAAGGATCGCCGCACCCGTCCGACGCACAGGGCGATGGACGGCTATGTCGCCACGGTCGCCATGATCGACGGCATGGGCATCCCGACGCCGCTCGGGTTCAACTGCCGCTGCACTTGGACTCCGATCCCGATTGCGGTCGCCGTCCGCGAGGGGCTGTGCGACGAGGACGGCAACCCCGACTTCGACGCCATCCGATCCGTGAACGGATCGCGGCAGGCGTTGATTGACAGAGGCGAAGTTCCTGATCGCGGTTTTATCAGCGGTTGATAGGATTCCGACATGGCAGACGCACGCATCAGCACCCCCGCGTATCAGTTCGGAATCGTCACGGCATCGCCTGCCACGACCTACACCGACGCGCTTCCGACGACGACGAAGCCCACGACGACGGGCGCGACGGCTGTGCTGTATGACGCGGGAGTCGGCAATCTCGCGCTCGTTCCCGATGCATCGCTGCTCAATGTTGTTCCGTTCGCGAACGCCAACAACTACGCCGCGGTCGGCATCCGTCTCACGAAGTGGACTTCGTACACGCAGACCACGGGTGTGGTCGTGTGGGTTCCGATCACGCTGCTTGATGCAACGCTGACCTACAGCACGACCACGGCGTCGATCCCGAACCTCTCCATCAATGGAACGCAGCGGTTCTTCTACTCGGCGATCACAAGCAACGCCTACGGTCCCGTGCCGACGCTCTACTCGCCTGGAACCGCGCTCGCGGCTACGACGCTGACTGCATCGGTGACGGTCGATCCGCTCGGCGCGCAACTCATTACTGCTCAGTTCAAGACGACCACAACTTCGTCGGTCATGGGAATCCTCTGGAATACGGTCTGATGGCTGCACCCCGCACCAAACGCTACTCACGCCCTGCGGTGCTCTGCTCCGCGGGATGTGGGCTGCGCGGAGTGCGTGACGGCATTGCGCCGACGCCGTTCCCCAAGGGCAGCGCGAGCGGGACTTCGGGTCTCGACCTGTATGTCGCGCCGAGCGGAGGTGTCGCCGTCGTGCAGAACGCCGCACCGAGCGGTGCGGTGCAGTTTCAGTTCGACTTCGCCCGCGTTTCGTTCACCTACCGCATCGTCGTGACCGCGACCACGGGAGTCGCGCCGCCCGTCATCGTCAGGATCAACAACGGCTCGACATTGACTTCGAACCCGAACACGATTCAACCGACCGATGTCGTTCAGATCGGCATCCGACCTCCGATCTCGACCGCAGGCACGGGCACGATCACCATTCAGAACCGACCCGATCTCGGGTCGTTCGCGTACTCCTTCACGATATGACGAACCCTTCGCACCGCATCACCGAGAACGGCGAGAAGGTCGTGATCCACGACCTTGAGGTGTTCTGCGCATACGACCCGTCCATCGACGGCGACCACGACGACGAACTCACGAAGTTCGACAACGAGCGCGTGCGCGACATCGTCGCGAGCACGAACCGCTACATGGAGCGCGGGTCGAATCCGCGCCTCGTCGTGATGCATGAGAAGAACGGCGACGAGCCGAAGTCGAGCGTCGGGCGCTTCACCAAGATCGCGTATCAGGAGCGCGGCGGCGTCGGCTACATCGTCGGCGACTGCGAGGTCGAGCGCGGCGTGTTCGAAAAGTTGCTCGCGACGAACGCATTCCCTCGGCGCAGCGCGGAGATCTGGCAGGATCAGAACCATCTGTCGGAGGTGGCTCTGCTCGGTCGAGAGACCCCGCGTCGTCCGCTTCCCGACACGCACTTCACCCGCAAGGGCGAGCGCGTCACTTTCAGCAGACCTCTCCGCTTCGACATGGGAACGGTCGGTGGCGGGCTTTCCACTTTCATTCCCGACACGAAGGAAACCAACATGGCAGACAACGACTACAGCGGGCAGATCGCCGCGCTCAAGAACGCGCTGACCGAACTCAGCGATCAGTTCAAGAAGCGGTTCGCCGAGGACGAGGACGAGACCATGAACGCCCTTGAGCGCGAGGGCGACAAGGAAGAGATGGCGGCTGACGACATGATCGCCGATCAGTTCGCCGAGGAGGAGGGCGACGGCGACGGCGTCCACATCGACATCGACTCGCACGGCGGCGAGGATGACGAGGAGGACGAGGACGAGATGGAGGACGAGGTCTTCCCCGCGTCCCGCAGCGGTCGCCCCGACCTGTTCGCGATGCGCCGCGAGAACACCCGCATGGCGCGTGAACTCGCGACCATGAAGGCGGAACTCGCGAAGGAGAAGTTCTCCCGCGAACTCGACGCGATGGAGCAGGACGGCTACCGCATCCCCGCGGCTCGTCGCCCGCGCCTCATCTCCGACCTGATGTCGAGCCGCGATCCCGCCGACCTGATCGACACTTGGCGCGAACTGTTCGCCCGCGATCCGATGGGCGTTCGCATCGACATGAGCCGCGCCGCGCTCCCGACTTCCGACATCGACACTTCCACCGTCTCCGACCTTGTCCGCGAGTTCGCGGGCAAGCCCGAGGAGTTCAAGAAGGCAATCCACAACCGCCTCAGCAAGAAGCGGTAATCAGAAAGGCAGACCGACATGTCCGACATGGGCTTCACTCCCAACCTCATCGCTTCAGGCACCATCAACCCGTTCCGCTTCGTCACCATCTCGGGCGCGTTTCAGGGCGCCGCAGCCACCGCCATCACCGACGAGCAGATCGGCGTGACGGACGGCAGCGTCTACAAGTTCGACGCGACGGCTCACGCTGTCGCGGGCACCCCGATCACGCTTCAGCCGAGCAACACCGTGCAGATCACGGTCGGCACGGGCGGATGCAGCGCGGGCGATTACCTCATGCCGCTCGGCTCGGGCGACGGCACCGCCGTCACCGCTGCGGGCGGCACCGCCGTCAGCAACTACATCGCGCTTGAGGCAGGCGCGGCAGGCGAGGTCATCCGCGCCTTCCGCTTCGGTCAGCGCGGTCCGATCTTCACCTGATCCACCCATCAACCCCTCGTAAGAAGGAGAGCATCACATGGCATTTTCTGTTGTGGGTGGCGGCAATTCAGCCTACATCCCGAGCACCAACGACCTCGCGACTGGCGCGCTTCAGGTCGAGTTCACCCGCTCCGTCAACTCGTTCGCACTCACGCGCTACGCGCAGATCGTGCCGACGACCAAGATGACGGGCTACTACCTCCGTCAGGACCAGACCGACAATGTGCGCGTCAGCGACGAGCGCGAGTTCGCATGGCCCCTCGGCAACGACCGTCCGACGGGCAAGCAGAACGCGTTCGACTTCCTGCCGTACACCACGCAGCGGTTTGCGTTCCCGTTCTACATCCCGCAGGAGACCACGCAGCAGGCGGCTTGGGATGTCGTCGCGCAGCACGCCCGCAGCCGCGCTCAGTTGGCGATGACTCGCCGCACGATGGCGGCTGCGACGGCGCTCTCGACCACCGCGAACTGGAGCAACAACTTCGTCGCGACTCCGAACACCACCGCGCAGTCGTTCACCGCGGTCGGTGGTCTGTGGAGCGCCGCGACCCCGAACAACCCGTACATTCAGAAGACCATTCAGCAGGTCATGCAGTTGGTCGGCTACAGCAGCGGCGGCGCGGTCAGCCCGAATCAGTTGATCATGGTGATCAGCCCCGCCATCGCGCAGGTGCTGTCGCAGTCGCAGGAGATCCGTGAGTATGTGAAGTTCCAGCCCGCGGGTACTTCGTTCCTCATGGGCAGCGACACCTTCAGCCGTTGGGGCATCCCCCCGACCATCTACGGGCTTGCCGATGTCGTCGTTGACGACTCGGTCAAGGTGACGAGCAAGAAGGGCGCTTCCACCACCGCGACCTCGTATGTGCTCGGCAACGGCGCGTACTTCCTCTCGCGTCCTGGTGGTCTCGTCGGCGTCGAGGGCGCGAACTCGTTCGCGACCCTGCAGATCTTCGCCTACGAGGACATGACCGTCGAGCAGTTCAACGATCCGCTGAACCGCCGCGTCGAGGGTCGCGTCATCGACAACAGCGTCCCCGCCATCGTCGCGCCCGCGGCGGGCTACTCCATCACCTCGGTGATCTGATCTTCATCTCCCGCAACGGGGGAGGGTGGGTGACAGCCCATCCTCCCCCTGCGTATTGAGAGGTAGCCGTGACCGCATACGCGACCTACGACGATCTGGAACACGCGCTCGACTCGACCATCCTCGCGCAACTGTGCGCGGATGCAGGGACGGTCGCGCCAGGTCCGAACCCCGTCACGGATGCAGCCCTTGAGCGGGCAACGGCTACGATCAGGTCGTACATCAGGGTCGGTGACATCTACACCGAGAACGAGATCGCCATTCTCGCCGCCGCGCACGACCCGCTGCTCGTCGCGCTCACGGTCGATCTCGCCACGGAATTCCTGTTTCAGCGGCGCGGCGCGAAGATCTCGCCCGCCATTGAGCAGCGCATCAAGCAGGCGTACTCGTTCTGCGAGGGGCTGCGCGACGGCAAGATGCTGTTCGGATCGGTCAGCGGCAATGTCGCCGCAGGCACGCCCCTCGTCGCAGCCGTGAGCCTCGCGAACCTCGGGTGGTACAACAGCGCGAGCAACTCGCAGTTCTTCCCCCCGCGTAAGGGAAGCCCCTACCCATGAGCAAGTGGAGCGAACGGGTCAAACGGGCGCTCCGAGATCGTCAGGTGCTCGACGGCATCGCGCAGGTCGCTACCGCGTGGATGGAGGAGCACATCAACGAGAACTACGGTCGCGGCGCGGGCGGCGACCCCGAGCCGCACAAGCCGCTCAAGACCGTCACAGGGGCGTTCTGGGCGGACAGGCGCCCGCGCAACGGGACGGTGATCCAAACCCGCAGGCTCGTCCGTATGGTCGATGGGAAGGCGCGCCGCAGGACGCAGTACCTCGTTCAGACGGTCGGCTACCGAGCGGGCGGTCAGCCGCTGCGCGACACGGGCAAACTCGCGGGTAGCCTCTCGGCGACGGGTTCGCAGGTCGGCGGCAAGATCGTCCTGACGATGCGCGGTCGCAGATACGGGCTGTATCAGGATCGCGGCTTCAAGACCAAGGGACCGAACTACATCCCGCTGACCCTGAAGGGCAAGCGCGGACACGGAACGGGGCAGAATCCGAACCGCGAGGGTCTGACGCGAGGCAAGGACTTCACGATGGCGTGGAAAGGCGTGACTGTGCCCGCTCGCCCGTTTATCCTGCCGACTCGGGAAGACCTCAAGACCCTCGGCGTGTCGATCTATCTCGGGCTGAAAAGCATCCTGAAAGGCAAGTGAACTATGGCAACAAGCATTCTCGTCGCGGGACCAACAAGCATCAGCGTCACGGTCGCAGGCACCACCTCGGTGCTCGGCTACTCGGACAACGACAACCTCCCGTCGATTCAGTTCACCGACCATCAGCATGAGGTGAAGACGGTGCTCCGCGGCAATGTGCCCGAGGAGATCGTCATGCAGGGTACGAGCGCCCGCATCTCGCTCGCCTTGGTGAAATGGGATGAGGCTGTCCTGACGAGCCTGCTCGCCGAGCAGCGCGGATCGGCGACGGTTCCCGTCGTGGGTCGTCGTCTCGTCGCGAACGCCGACACCTTCGTCGTCACCATCGCCTCGACTATAGTCGGCAGCACGATGGCGTACTCCTTCGGAGCGTGCTACCTGCTGCCCGACAGCGTCGGCGATTCGCAATGGGGCAACCGCGAGCGCGTGCTCACCCTGAACATCGCCGCCATCCCGACGACCGCGGGAACCCTTTACACCTATACTCCGTGACATGATCGACCTTTCCGAAGACAACGACCCCATGCTGTTCGCCGTCGGTCTGCCCTGCGGGCGACTCGTCGTGCAGTACATGGAGATCCTCGCGACCGTGCAGGCTTCCGTGCAGGGCGGCGTCGAGCCATCGACCAACGATGTCGTCAAGGCGATCCGCGAATCGTCGCGCACGCCCGATGTCGCGCAGGCTGCGACCGACGCGATGCTCGTCGCGGCGTGGCACCGCATGACGACGAAGGTGTCCACCGCGGGAAACGGCTAAAGGCATCCGCCCGATTCCTGTCGGTCTACGGGCGGATGCCGTCAGAGTTCGACCCCGAGACTGCTATGGGACTCATGGCGAACATCCCCGCCGTCGAGGCTGCTGAGACGCTCGTCACGGCGCGGGCTATCGCCATCGCGATGGGTGACGCCAAGACGCTCGCGGCGTGTCTGTACGCAACCACGGGCAACGCCCGCCTCGCGCAGCGCGTCGAGGTGCAGGCGATGATGGCAAAGGGGCGGATCAATGGCTAGCGTCTACGAAGTCCTGTACGCCATGCGCGACACGCTCGCGGAGTGGATGCAGCAGCAGGGGTACGGCGATGTCGTCTACATCGTGGAGGCGCCCATCGATGAGATCGTCGGGCAGTACGCGATACAGATCGTGCCTGGTGCCGACAACGCCGTGCACCCGAACAGCGGCATCGGTCTGATCCGCAGTCAGGTCGAGATCATCGTGTGGTGGCGCGGCTTCTTCGACCCGATGCAGCGCGGCACCGAACGCATCGCGGGAGCGTCGGGAATTCAGCAGTTCGTAGACCTCCTGCGGGAGTTCCTGACGCAGCGCATGATCGATGGCATGACGATCCCGCTGATCTTCCGAAGCGGCGGCACCGTGCAGGCGGTCGAGGGTCTCGACGGGTGGCTGACGCTCCGAGATCTCTACGACTTCGCGTATGAGATGACTTGGGAGCCGAAGTAATGGAAGACCTCGGAAACATCAACATCAACATCCGAGAGTTCGGCGCGGGTGGCGGCGCAGGTGGCGGCGCGGGCGGCGGTGGTCGTGGCGGCGGCGGCAGCGGACAGGCGGGAGGCGGACCTGGTCCTGTTCCCCCTCCTGCGGCTCCTGCGCCCGTCTCGGGCTTCATGTCGCTCATTGAGAAACTGTCGAACCTGTCGAGCATCGGCGGCGAGTTGCGCGGGTTCCTTAGCGCCCCGACGCTCGCGGGCTTCACCTCGCTGATGTCGTCCTCGTCCGCGACGGGCGGCGCGATTGCCGCGCTCGGCTCCGCGGCGGCGGTGGCTGTGCCGATCCTCGGAGGCGTGATCCTCGCCGCGGGCGGCGTCTCGCTCGCCATGCAGAAGATGCAGCAGTCGGTCGAGATCGTCTCGCAGCGCATCTCGGAACTGACTCGGTTCAGCGGCGCGCTGATGATGTCGTCGGCGCAGGAGCGCCTCGCGCAGTTCTCTCGCTCGCTGCAGGACGCGCAGGTCAACGGCGCGAAGTACGCCGAGGCGCAGCGGTATCAGACGCTCGCCGAGAACGCTCGGGCGGCGATGATGGTGGAGTTCAACAAACTGCTCGGCGAGAGCGCGGTGCTGTGGTCGCGGTTCATGGTGACCGTGTACCGACTGCTCTACCCGCTCGGGTGGATCGCGGGCAAACTCGGCGAACTGATCTCGTCCATGCGCGTCGGCACCGACGCCGCGTTCGTGTCGCTGCAGGGTTATGTGGCGGGCGCGTTCAAGGAGATCACCGAGCCGTTCGCCGCGTACCTCGACAGGCTCACGGGCAACACGGGGTTCTTCCTGTGGGTCAAGGACGCCATCAGTTCGATCCTCAAGTGGTTGGGTCTCATCGCGACCAACACCAAGCCCGCCACGACGGGCGGCGTGAACAACTGGTTCCTCGCGGATGTCATGGCGATGACAGGAAGGAAGTACTGACATGGCTGCTCCTAGCGCCGCGGTGATGTACATCAAGCCTCAGGGCGCAAGTGCGACAGAGAGCCTGCTTGAGAATGTGAACATCGACGCCTATTCGTGCGAGGCTGTGCTTGCCGAGGACGGCGTCACCCCGCAGGGATCCCGATATCACATCACGGGAACCTGTCTCGTAAGCGTCGAGGATTGGTCGGCGTACAAGACTGCGAACGGGACGAACTCGTCCCGCATGGCGTATGTGCGGCTTCCGCACCCTGCGAACGCCTTGAACAAGATCATCGACCTGACGAGCGGCTCGTCCTGCATCGGCGGTCCGTTCCTCAAGTTGACGGGCACGCAGGTCGTCGGAACAAACCTCGTCCTCGTCAATTGGGATGCGCATGACGAGATCGCGCTGTGCGACCGAAATGTCGTCGCGCACACTTGGGTGCAGCGGACGAGCCTTGATCAGAAGGGGCAGGTCACGCGGGCGGTCAACGGGCACATCCGCGTAGCCCGAAGCGCGACCGCGAGCACGGTAACGCCGCCGAATCAAGGATCGAATGTCAGCGCCACGATCCCGTGGGCGGATCTGTTCCGCCGTGCGGTCGCTCCGAGTTGGCTCGGCGAAGGATGGCGGCGCGAGTCTCAGGACTTCGCATACGACGCATCCTCGACCGCGCTCGTGTATCAGTTCGTGGACAAGCAGTACCTCTACAACCTCCCGAACGGCGTCCGCGTCGGTGACATGGACTTCACCTACGAGCGCAACGCGCAGGACGCGGGCATCGGTCACCTGACCTGCACGGTGGATCTGGAAGGCGACATCAGCCTCAAGTCCATCGCGGGCACCACGGGCAACCGCAGGCTTGTGGAGGCGGCGGTCAAACTGTCGAAGGCGCGCATCAACGCGACCTACGGGAACTGCATCATTACGCGGATGCGGGTCACGGAGCGCGGGATCCTGTCGGGTTTCAGCATCCGCTTTGAACTTGAGGCGCAGGTGTTCCCCGCAAGCGCGCCCTCGGGCGGCGAAGGCGCTGTGAGCATCGTCCCGCTCGCCTTCATGATCGGTCAGAGGTTCACGGTGACGCGAACCGACACGGTCGCGGTCGATCCGTATGGACCGCTCGTCGCGCCGACCGCAGGCGGCGCGGCAACGCGCTACTACATGCTTCCGCATTGGTTGAACAACCTTGTGAACGGCATGAACTGCGACGGCAAGACCACGGCGTTCCCCTCCGCGGATGACGCGCTGCTCGCAGAGGAGGTTCCCGCGGTAGGCGAGGTGACCGTCACCGTGATCGCGGACGCCACGGGCATCGATGCCATCACGGCGCAGTTTGCAGGTCAGTTCTCCGCGGATCAGTTGCAGCCGCCGCCCGTGGATAACTACACGCAGATCATCGCGCATTCGCTGTCGCACACAAAGGTGGAGTTTGACAGCGGGATGTGCCGTCTCTCGACCATGTACATGACGGGCGCAGACTTCGTCTTCCAAACGCGCAAGCCGTGCGTGCGCGTGCGCGAGCGCGTTGAAATCTCGCAGGCGAACAGCGCGCCCGCAAAGGTGTTCCGTCCTGCTCCTGAAGGCGCGTTCCTCTACAGCGAGACATGGGATGTTGCGTTCGGCAAGTTCGATGCGCAAGGCAACCGCATGTTCACGGGCATCTACGAACGCACCTATCAGATGTACGACGGTGGCGAGAATGCGGGCTTCTTCACGCAGACCATCGCGGGACTCCCCTCCTACCGCGCATGGAACTCGGCGAGTTTGCGCATCAGTCCGACCTTGAGTGCGGTGGCGACGACGGCATCTCAGGAAGCGACTGAAACCGTCTTCTATGCAAATGTCGCGAACAACACCTCGTTCACCGTCAACGATGAAACTTGGAGGACGCCGTGATCCATGCGTACTTTGAGACGACGGCGGGAGCGATCCCACTTCTGTCTCCCGAATGCGAGTCGGACGAACTCATGGAGATCGCCCGACTCTGCAACATGACGCATGAGGATCTCTTCCGCCTTGACATCCCTGGTGGCGCTTCGCGTCCTGCACGGTTCCGCGGCATCATGCGACAAAGCGACTACAACACGCTGATGTCCTCGACGGGGGCGCTCGGAGAAGGTTCGGCTCTGCTCAAACTCGACCACAGCGGTTCAGGGGTGTCGGTGTTCAACATCGCGATGTCGATCCTGCCGCCCAAGCCGATGTTCTATCCCGTCGCCTCGGGGTTTTTAAACGCAGGCACGGGTCTGCTAGTGGTGGAGGCGGTCGATGCGCGGTACTGGTGGGCGCGCAAGCAGGTAAACGCCGTCAACCTGATTCAGATGATGGCGCAAAACCGTTCCTCCGACGGTCGTAATCTGACTTCGGGAGTCAGCAGCACGACAACGCCGCTGCAGTTGCTGAACACGCTGAAAAGCGTTCTCGTCGGTCTCGGAACGATCAACACCGCTGCTTACACGCCAAACCCGAAACTGCTGTCTCGGGTCGCGAACCATGTGTTCACGCCTGAATGCTCCATCCCGATGGCAATCGACCTTCTGCTGTCGGCGACGGGCTATGTGCTCATCCATCAGACGGGCACCACCTATGTAATCAAGAAGATCGAATCCGATACCGATCTCATCAATTCGCGGATGGTCAGCGGAGTGTTGAGAGCCGTTGCGGGTGGCTTGGAGCCGACGAGCGGAACGGATAGCAGCGGGGAACCATTGCTCAACCGTTGGACATTTCCGACAGGGCAGTTGAACCGCATGCCGTCGTCCGCAACCGTGTCGTTTCCGTATCGCACGGTGGAGGCGCGCACCTACTACAACAACGCCGCGGATGTCGTCTCGGGGGAACTGCAGTATCAGACGATGCGCGAGGTGGGATACGAGCGCGAAATCACGACGACGCAGGACCGTCCGTCCTATCAGGAATGCGCCCTAGTGCTGAAGGAGCCTCGGGCGCTAATCGCGAATCAGGCTCCCGAGTCGTTCGACCCGCTCAACCCCAACCTTGCGACCTTCAACACCCCGCAGCCGCCTGCGTGGAACTACACGACGGGCAGCGGCACGGCGGATGCCAACCCCCCATACGACGATGCGGTGATTGAGAACCTCGTCAACCGATGTCAAATGAGCATCGGGCGTGTCACTTGGGGTGGGTGGGTGGCATTCCCGCCTGTCGGGGCGTACCGAGGCACCCTGCTGCGATACACCTTCGGCGTCCGTGAGCGGCGGTTTGTCCCGATCATGATCACGGAGTGCGATGAGAAGGATTGGATCTTTGGTCCTGACGGGCTGCAGCCGACCGACCCGCGTGACATCGTGATGAGCCTCGGCAAGGTTCACGCCCGCCGACTCGGGTCGGGCGTGCTGTCAATCGAAGTCGCCCCTCCCGATACGCGGGTGTTTGCGGCGCGCATCACAGGCGCGAACCGCATGGGGGTCAGCGGCGATGAGTACTGGCGGTGGGTCTACACCTTTGAGGAGGACGAGCCGAACCCCGCCACGCTTTACAGCCCGATGACCGTCACGACCCCGAACTATCGTCGCTCGGGCTACGCCCGCAACATGTCGGAGAACGGCAACAACTTCGTTGCCGCAAACAACCCCGCGAACCTAGTGGCACCTGGAGTCCTGCAGTCGGACTACCCCACCTCCGTCATCGACGCGCTGCCGATCAGCACGGGTACGGTCGTGATGATGTGCGAGCAGTACCCCGCCGCGACCTACAACGAGGGGGTCGGTCCGTTCGCCCGACAGTACTGGTTCTCGACTCCGAACGCGGTCAAGGTAACATGCATCTGAGGCACCAATGGCGCAATGGAACATCGTCATCACCCGCGGAGCGACCTATCAGCAGTCCATCACCGTGACGGGCGTGGCTGACATCGCCACCGCGACCGAGTGGACGGTTCGCATCGCGTTTCCGAATCAGGCGCCGTTCTGCACGGCGACGATCACGAACGGTCTGATCACCGCGACGGGCAACGCAAACACGAAGTGGCTGACGCTGCCTGCGGCTTCGACGGCGCTGTACCCGCTCGGCAACTGTCGGTTCGACTTTGAGGTGACTTGGGCGGGCGGCGTGGTGCGGCGCTATGTCGCCAACTCGCTCGCGCAGGTCGTGGTCAAGGCAGGGGAGGTGCAGGTCTAATGGCGAACATCACCGTAACGAGCACGGGCGTCGAGATCATTGTCGGTGGCGTCGGCTACGCTCCGATTTCCCCGTCCCCCGCGGGCACCTTCTCGCCCGCCGCCATCACCGTGGACGAGTTCGGACGCATCACCGCGGCGGCGCAGGCGCTCAATGTCGCCACCGAGACGACGCTGCAGTTCGTGCTTGCCGACCTTGACTTCATTCAGTATCAGTTGGACGGCGGCGGCATCAGCGGCGGCACTTGGATCCCAGGTGCCTGATGCTGTCCACCGTCCCGTACAACCCCACAACGCAGGATCTGTTCCTCTACGAAGACCATGTGGTCACATGGACGGTGCCGACCGCGGGCAGCACGACGGTCAAGCGCCCGTATGCGTGGAACCCCAACTGCTCCCTGTACGGCTATCGGCGGTCGCTAGAGGGCTTGGTGGCGACCTACAGGACTTTCAGCACGGACTTCGGCTCTCCCGCGCTCGCGCCGCAGGTGAACGCGGCGAATCCGAAGGCGAACCCCGTCAATACGCCGATGTGGTTCAACTCGTTCCCTCCTACCGCGAAGGTGATCAGCCCGCGCATGATGCATTGGTGTGCGCATTGCTACGACATCGGAAGCATCGCGGCGGGCGACCGAGTCGCAGGCGCGATGCTCAACACGATGTACGCCGAGGGTTCGTACCTCGACGCCATCCTGAATCTTCGGTTCATCGACGGCGACAACAACATCGTTGAGATCCCGAAGACGCAATGCGAGCGCCCGTACCTGTACGACAGCGCAGGCGGCATTGCGCCCTCGGGTCTTGGCTCGGTCGGATCGCCATTCAAGCACGATGTCGCCGCTGCCGTGCTGTCGCAGCCGTTCCCCTTCAACCCGCTGACGGTGATGGACGCAGGCAGCGTGACCTCGGGGTCATGGCGGTACATCAACGCGGGCAACATGTTCCTGCAGGACATTTGGTTCCGAAGCGTCGGCTTCCGATACGACGCGGGAGTGAGCGGTACGACTCCGAACCTGCGCGGCAATCACGCGGTCTACTCGCGCCTGTACGACCGCGCCTTCCTGCACGACAGCGGCAGCATATTCCTGCGTGAGATCAAGCCGCCGACCTCGGTCGCAGAGGGCGACGGCGTGATGGGGATCGCGCTCGGACATCTTGAGTTCAGCCCGCCGCTGAACGAGGGGTCGCAGGAGTGGATCACGGGCACGCCGCCGTTCACCTTCAACGGCGTGGCGATGTATCCCGCCAAGCAGCCCGCGTTCCCGCAGAGGGTAGATGCGTACTACGCGGCGTTCATGGCGTACTGGACTGCCCGCGGGTTCCCGTTCCCCGACATCGCCGAGGGTTCGTGGCTCGCGTCCTACGACTTCGTGACGCAGACGCAGGCGCAATCGCTCCAAACCATCGCCGCGGCAATGCGGTCGTCATCATTCGCGTGAGGTTCACATGGGTCTCCTCGGACCGATCAAGCCCAAGTACTACATCAACTACACCGCCATCGCTCCGAACCCCGATTCGGCGACGACAGGTGCCGTGAACGAGATCATCCAATGCCCAAAGACGGGTCGGCTGTGGATTCAGCAGGCTGCATCCGCTCCGTATGTGTATCAGCAGGTGCTTCCGTATGTCCGCAACAACGGCACGCCCTCGCAGGTGGCGACCGTCATGTCGAACAGCAACGGCACCATGCGGATCGACAACGAGGCGGGAAGCACGGAGGGCGCGGTCAACCTGTTCGATCAGGTCACCGTGTCCGACGCGGGGATCTTCACGCCGAACCTGCCGACCGAGGCGCCCGCTTCATTTGACCTTGTCGGCAAAAATGTAGCGAACGAACTCGTCCGCATTCAGGGTGTGAACGAGGGCGATACGCCTGCGTGGGATTTCGCTTCGCAGCAATGGGTCATGCGTCCGTTCTACGACACCGCGTATCAATCGTTGACGGGTGATTTCACGGTCGTCAACGCCAACACAAGCACCTTCGTCACGGGTATGTCGTTGGGGGTCGGATCAGGCGGCGCAGGATCCTCATATCTCGTCACGGTCACATGCACGGGCTATCACAACGGTAACTGGAGCCTTAGCGCGGGCATTGAGATGCGCGACCCCGCGCCCAACCTCGGCACGGTCGTCGTCGGCGCGTCGAGCATCGAAGGGCACGGTTGGCTCACCGTGGTCGTTCAGGCGGCGATGGCTCCGACCTACAGCAACACGACCGCCCGCATGGTTGTCGCGAGCACCCACGCAGGCGCGATCATCAAGGCAACCCCGCAGTTCAACTTCCCCGCTACGGGCACCTATGTGCCCGACCCTTTCCCCAACAAGAGCACCCGCATTTCCGCTCAGAGGATCGGATGACCTTTGATCAACTCAGCACCATCGTCGCGCCGATGGCTACGATCCTTGCGGCGTCTGCGTGGATTCATACATCGTTGAACCGCCTCGCCATCAAGGTCGAGGTGATGAACACAAAACTGGACGACTACGGCGAGCGCATCCGCCGCATCGAAAAAGAACTCGACCAAATCAGGAGACACCAACCATGAAATCGTGGCGAACCACCCTCGTCGGAGTCCTCACCGCAGCGGCGATCATTGCCACGCAGGTCGCGTACCTGTTCGACACCGACGCCACAACCACCTTCTCGCTTGAGGCAGTCTTTGCCGCGCTCGGCGCGCTCGGCATCGGCATCTTCGCCCGCGACAACAGCGTGACCTCGGAGCAGGCGGGAGCCGTCCCGCCGTCCAACCCGTGAACGCCGAGTACGACGACTGGTTCGATGAGAACGCGCCATGCTCGACAAGGTCATCGCATCCCTCGCGCTTGCCCTGTTCGCGTATCTTGAACGGCGCATGGAACGCGGTCACATCGCCACGGACGGCGATGTGGACCGTGATCGCCTTCGTCGCGGTGGCGCTCGCATTCGCGAGTGGCTGCGGAAGCAGGACGGTGTTCATCCCCGAGGACAGCCCGATCAGGATCGGTCCGCGGACGCAGGCTCGGGTGTACACCCTCCAAAGCGGTGAGTGGGTTCTGTCCAACAACACGGTGACGATCCCCGAGGGGTGGTACTGCGTGCCGCCATCGTTCGTCGCCGAGGAGAAGTGAGTGAGCGCGACGACGAACGCATCATGCTGCTGCGGGGGGCTGCTGTACTACGCGCTCAAGTGCCCTGACTTCTTCAGCGACTACTGCTGCACGCCGTCCTGCGGTTCGTCGCCGCCGCGCATCGACCTCTGCCCGTCGTACCTCGCGGCGCTCGGCATCCCCGTGCCGCCGCCCCCGAACTTCTGCTACTACATCGGCTACGACTGCTGCGTGTATGTGCTCGCGGGCTTCGAACTCACGAACTGCCCGAACCCCGCAAGCCCATACCCGACGAATGTCGGATGGCTTGCGCACATCGCCGCGAGCGGCGGTCTTCCGTGCTGCCGCCCGATCAGCATCCCGCAGTCACCACCAGGCGGCATCGCCGACACGATCATCGAAGGCTGCGGTCCCGTGGTGTCGATCCCCGTGGATCCCTGCACCGAACTGATCGCCGAGTGCTACGAGAAGTGCGATCAGTACGGAACGGTCGAGGGCAAGGAGATCATCGTCTCCTCCGTCCTGTCGATCTGCGTGAATGTCGAGGGCGTCCCGTGGAATGTGCGGTGCGACCACGGTCCGCCCGACACGATCTACAACATCACCCGCAAGGTGTCGCAGGAGGTCGGTCCCTGCGTCCCGTGGCTGTTCATCAACGGCGTGGCGCAGCCCATGCCGCAGCCGACGCCGCAATCGTGCCCGAACGAGATCACGCAGCGGTGGGAGCAGGAGTGGGCATGCCCCGATTGCTTCCCGTTCGCCGACTGCTGCGGCGGATTCAACCCGTGCGACGGCGACCCGAACGCCTGCGCGGGCACGAAGGATCCACGCAACACCTTCACGGTGCGCACCTGCTACAGCGTGCAGGACTGCGAGGGGAACAACCATGTCGAGGATCTGTTCGTCATCAACTTCCCCGCGTGCTTCGCGACGAACGCAGGCGTGGACATCAACGACCCCGTGGCGGTCGATGCGTATGTGCGGAACTTCCTCGTCTTCATCGACCCCGCGGTCGGAGTGCAGACCTGTTGGGACGACGGCGCGGTGGTCGATGTCCCCGAACTGCAGGTCTGCAACCTGAAGATTCAGATGCTCTCGGCGTCGGTCGAGGACATCGTGGAGCGCATCAACAACCGCATCGGCGCGCTCGCCCGCGCCTACACGCTGCCGCCGTGGAGCGATTGGTTCTGGTTCGGCTACCGACAGACCTGCAACCCGTGCCCGTGGGAGGAACTGTCCGCCCGACCCCCGTACATCGCGGGCGACACGATGCAGATCGGCACGATCTACTACGACGCTTCGTTCGGCGTCATCCGCGTGTTCATGCAGGGGATCGCCGTCCGCAAGTTCGTGTGCGTGTCGCAGGGCATGAACAGCGAGTTCAACTGCCGCGGCATCGACCACCCGACCGTGGCGTGCTCCATCAGCGCGACGGGCGAGTACCCGTTCCAACTGCAATGCCTGTCCGTGCCCGAGTACTCGTCGGGGCTGCGGTACGACATGCTGCGGGTCGAGGAACTCGCGGACAACACGACGATCTGCACGGCGTCCTTCCCGTCCGTCATCGTGCCTCTGTGCGACTACCGCTACGGATGGCCCCTAGACGACATCATCGTCACGCCGCCGCTCGGTCCGCCGACGCTCGTTCAGTACGGTTGGAACACGCTGTGTCAGTTGATGCCCGACCCGCAGTCGGCGTGCTACTGCTATCCGTTCGACTATGTCCCCGCGCCCTGCTGCCCCATCGGCACCGAGGACTGCGTGGCGTGGGAGGCGGCGCACCCGCTGCCCGAGCCGTGCGTACTGTCGTTCCAAGACGGCTTCACCTACTGCAAGACCCAAGGCGAGAACCTCGCGATCCGCTCATGCGACCCGATCTGACCTGCGGCACCATCTCGACCTCAAGCGGCGTCTCGCTGCCGATCATCGACTGTCAGTCGTGGCGGGTCGTCCACGGCACGCCCGAGTGCGGCGAGGGGCGCCCGCTCGACTGCGAGACCTGCGAGGTGCGTCGTTCGCGGAACGGCGACCTCACGAACCCGCCCGTGGTCGGTCGTGGGGCGTCCCGACCGCCAATTGCGCCCGCAGCCGCCCCGTCGTCCGCGCCGCCTCAGAGGGCAGCGTGGCGCGGTCTAGGCGATGCCGTCGCGTCGGCGACGAAGGCGTTCGGATTCCGCCCGTGCGGCGGCTGCTCCAAGCGGCAGGAGGCGCTCAACCGCCTCGTCCCGTTCGGGGGCGCAGGAAGCCCCGCAGAGGCGTCCGCGCCGTCGGACGCGCCGCAGGCGCCCGCGGACGGTGGAACGCCGCAGGAACGACCGTAGGGGCAAAAGACAGCCCCCGCGGAATCCGCGGGGGCGTCTAGGAGTTGCGTCGGGCGGGCAGAGTCGGATGCCCATGTGCCCGATCAGTCCAACTCGGTCGGGTGCCCGTGCATGAACGCGGGCGCGTCTTCGAAGTCGCCGCAGCCGTCCCAACCCGCCTCGACCGAGGCGTTGTCGCGGGCGCGGGGGTCGGTCTGCTGCTCGTAGCACGCCTTGCAGACGGTGATCTCGCCACCGATGTCCTCGGTCATGGAGATCGGCACGAACGCGCTGCAATCCTCGCAGCGGCACGGCTCGCAGGAAGGGTGCTCACCGTTCGGCATCGGGATGCTGCAGCGGGAAATCTCGTCCACGAAGGCGAGCGCCTCTGCACGGGTGATCGCGCCGATCTGAAACGCGAAGTGCAGGTTGCTCAGGAAGTGGTCGCTGTTCTCAACCCGAGTCTCGCGAGTGGAGGTAGCCCGCTTCTTCGTGATCGTCTCAAGCGTGTTGGTGAGGTGCGAGAGGGTGGCGGTGCGGATCGGGTTGTTGTTCGTGTTCTTGCACATGGCTTGCTCCTTGGTTCGTGCCGAGCGACATGCTCGACTTCGGTACTCTACCCTCTATCGGCGGGGGGTGCAACCGACTTGAGGGGAATTCGGGAATTTCTTGGAAATCGCCCGCGCCGCGTTTCCGCGGCACGGGCGTGCGTGGGTCAGAGGATGATCGCGCCGTAGATGTCGTACACGGTCTCCTTCATCTCGGCGATCTCGTCGCGCTCAAGGATCTCCCATTGCTCGCACAGGCGGACTTGTGCGAGGAACTGCACCGCGTAGGCGCGCTTCCTCGCCTTGAACTCCTCGGGGTTGTTCGCCGACTCGCTCTTGCGGACGCAGAAGGCTTCGTACCAACTCATGTTCGCCGTCCAATCAGCGCGAATGGCGTTGCGGATGTCCTCGGCGGTCTTCGTGGCAGGCTTGTTCATTGCAGGCTCCTGTTCGGGTTTGGTGCCGAGCGACATGCTCGACACGGGTGAATCACTTGTTGGCGAGGACGAACACAAGGGTGAAGATGGTCGAAAGGCTATCCGACCACTTATCCGTCTCGCTGCAGACAACGCAATCGTGGCGGGCGGCGAACTCGGTCACGAACTTGCGCGCACGGGCAGTCTGCTCGCCGTTAGTTCCCGCGAAGATATCCCTCTGACGCTTGCCGTCCACCCATACGCGGAGGCAGTTGGCGTGACGGGTGCGGACGAAACTGACGCTAACGGTGCGGGGGGTGTTCTGCATGGCTTGCTCCGTGATTGGTGCCGAGCGACATGCTCGACACGCACACCTTACCCTCTATCGGCGTGGGGTGCAAGTCACTTGAGCGGAATTCCGAAAATTCCTCAGTCGATCATCTCGCGCAGTTCGATCCACGCGCCCGAGGGATCGCCGTCCCGCGCCCACACCCGTTCGATGCTGAGGCTCGCGACCTGTCGGTCGTCGCGGTAGGCGATGCCCGTGAGCGCATCGCAGATAGCCCGAGCGAGTTTGTCGGCGTCGGCGTACCGCGGTCGGGTCGGCATTCCCGTGCGGAGCGTGCCGCGGGCTGTGAGG